GAGATGCATCTGTTTATTACGATCAATTAACTCTTGCCAGTTTTCACGACGATTTTTTTCTGCATTAAATTTAGCATACTTCATAAAAACTGTAATATCACTCAAAATCTTTCCTGAAAGTTCCATTCTTCTGCTCCAAAAAGTACTGTATAAGTTTGATGTTGTGGTATGGAAAAATAAATATAACGCTACTAGTCTAAAATGTCATCGTCTGTGTCCATATTTCGCAGACGATCTGCCAAGGTTTTCTTCATCAAGCTTTCGCTACTTTGCATCTGCTTCTTCAGAATAATACCATGTGTAGAATTTTCATCATAAATTTCAATTTTACCAATAGAAGTATTCATAAAAACAGGTAATGTTTGACCATCTGCACCAAATCTGTTTTTAATAATATGTGCTCTACCAGTATGATTTTGCTTGTCTTCAAGCTTTCTGCTCAAAGAAATTACTACGTCGGCAGTCATAATTTTACTATATGATTCTGCAATCTTATCCGCTTGAATTACTTCATCTTGGATACTTGAACGCTGGGTTTGTGAAGCGGTCCAGCAAGGAATTTTATATTCCCCCGCAACTCCACGTAGTTCTTCATAAATAGCTCCGAGTTCTTGGTAACGAGCATCAGATTTTTCTATAGAACGTAGTAGATCGGCATAGTCAACCAAAATAATATCAGGTTTAAATCCCGTAGAAATAATTTGTTGTAAGTGTGCACCGATAGTATTGCAGTTCGCAGACTTCGTTGGATAATATTTAATAATAATTTCACCAGTTACGGAGTCTACCATCTCACGAACTTTGTCTGGATGTTCAGGAATTCTTCCAGGTTCGATTCCGGTAAAAATTGTATCATAGCGAGTTCCAACATAATTTTCTTGCAACTCTAGTGTGTAATGAACAACTTTCTTTCCGTTGCGAAGTGCGTTGGCACCAATAGTTGCAAGTGCCCAACTCTTACCGATACCAGATGGCGCGGCAATAACACCTAGTTCACCTTCCGCCAATCCTCCGTTTAGCAATACATCAATTGCACCCCACCCAGTGGCAACTGCATTTCGAGTTGACTTTGCTAGACGAACATCGATATCAGTTTTCCAATTATGCCCAATGTTCTTTGGTTGACCGGCGCGTAGTGCAGTATCTACTAATCCTTTAATTGCATCGTATTCTCCAACCTGTAGCAAATCTACTGACTTGATGATTGCGGATTTCAGTGTTTGATTCTTTGCAAAATCAAGCAAGCTATTTTTTACATACTCAAGATCTGTATCCTTAAGACTTTGATATACATTTCGGAGTTGTTCTTTAATAGCAGTTCGCATAACATCATCAGTGACCGATTGAAGCTCTACTTTGAAAACTTCAAGCGTTGGTAGCTGACGATACTTTGTAAAGTATACTAGAGACTGCTTAACAATCCATCGCCCAGCATCAGTCTCAAAGAAGTTTGGATTGATGATATCGATTGATTGATTTAGAAAATCTGGCTTTTGCAAAATTGTTGCAATGGCTTTTGTTTGGAATGTTGGACCAAACCTTGCAAGATTATCTACATTTGTTTCGTAATTGTTATTTGTTTCCATAGAACCGTTGTAATGGTAGAAATGAGAATGCAAGCCATTCGTCATAATTAGAGAAGCTATCCATAATTCTAGCACGAACCATAGCTTTTGTCAAGTCAGATTTGTTGACGGTTGTTGGTTCAGATTTAAAGATAGATAAGATATTAAGTTTAATATCGCCAGACATTTGCTGTTGCCGCAAATCCATAAGTTTTAAATTTCTATCAATGATATCTTGATTACTCAAAATACTTTCAATTAACTTTGGCTTCTTTTTTACATCACTGTATTTATTTTCTATAAACTTAACATCTATCGCAGCAGAAGATCCCGATAATTCTGGAATCAACTTATGTAATGTTTTTTCTCCTGCGCCTCTAATACCATTAATGTTATCACTTTTATCGCCCATCAGTGCTCTATAAAAAACAAAATTATTTGGATGGGTAAGATATTGTTCTTGTACAGTTTCCGCAGTAAACGTTTTCTTTTTTACTGGATTATATACTTTAATATTATCTCCGACTAATTGTAAGAAATCTTTATCGGTAGAATATATAATTGCATCGTTGTTAGTGTTTGCAACGTGTAATGCAATGTATGCCATAATATCATCTGCTTCTACACTATCAATTTGAATGGTAGTAATAGGAAGATGCTCTAAAATTTGCATGAGCGAAACTAACTGAAATTTCATATTTTCCAGTTCTTGTTGCTCGCTTGCAAAGTCTTGTGGTCTGTTCAGTCGGGTGAATACTTTTCGTTGTGATTTGTATTCTGGGTATATGTGGCGTCGGCGTTGTGATCCTCCCTTGCCGTCGAATACCACAATAACTCTAGTAGGTTTAAAATTTCGAATGGTAAACGCAAGCGATTTTAAAAACCCCGCCGTGCCACCGATATGATTACCATTTTCATCCATAGATGGAATAGCAGAGTAATTGCGTAAGAAGGTATTTAATCCATCTACAATTAATACTCTGCTATTAAAGTGCATGCCTTCTTGTTTAACATCAAACTCCATATCATTAAAGAGTTTTTGTAAATCAGTAACCATATTTAAATTTCCATTGTTTGTTTGTTAGCTAGCACTCTCCAACCAACTGGCAATATACAATTTTCCGGTGCATTCTTAAACATAGGAGCAACATCGTGGTCTTCATATCCCGCAAGCCCACATCCAATTCTAGTCACTTCGAATTTCATTTCTGGATTTAATATTGCAAATTTAATAAATACATCTACATATTGTTTAATTTTATGAAGTGGCAGTGTATTTATTTCTTCATCTTTGGTGGGAATTGCATAACTATTTCCCTGTAATCCCATGCCTTGCCCATAGATGGCACCGTGGTTCCGGTAAGCAGTGAGAGCGGCACCCTTTCCGTGCCGCCCCGCTAGATTGCTTCCGAAAACAAAAACCTTTTTATTGTTCATAATAAAACCTTTAGTCTTCAGTTACAGAATCTTCTCTCTGAAAAAGATCAAAATCCTTGTCGTTTGTCTTATACTTCATAATTACTGCTTCGCAAATTCTATGATAGATTCGCTCCTTGCGTTCGGCATCCTCTTCGACAAATGCCATAAAATCCTTTGATTGGAATTTAGATTCTGTGCCATTATCATCGTATACATACCAAGCGCCTGATTGCTTAATAAGTCCATTCTCTTTCATTACAGAAAGCCACGATGGATAATCATCAATTCCGCGATCAAAGTATACATCAAATTCAGCTTCGCGCTGCGGCGGTCCCAATCGGTTCTTAATGATTTTAGCTTTTACCGTGGTGCCAATAACTTCGCCATCTTTATCTTTAATGTTTCCTACATTTGAAAGACGAAGGCGAGTTGATGCGTGGAATGCAATTCCTTTACCACCCGAAGTAGTCCACGGATCTGAGAATGCAGGGGCATTAAGCTTCTGGCGAAGCTGATTAGTAAATACTAATGCAATTCGCTGACGACCAAGAATTTCAGTAATCTTACGCATTGCTTTACTAATAATAATAGCCTTGTCAGTAGCGTAACCATCCTTCTCAAAGTCCGCGAGGATTTCCTTCTTAGTTGACGCGCCTGCTACAGAGTCAACTACGATAGTTACTAGCTTCTTCTTATCTTCTGGAACCGATCGTACCTTTTCAATGATATGCACGATGGAGTCGAAAATTTCTTCTAGGCAGTTTGTGTTTACAACAAACAACTTGGTTAGATCAACGCCTTGTGCTTTTAGAAATTCTCTATTGGTCGCGGTTTCGGTATCAATCAAAACACCAAACCCACCCTTCAATTGTGTGTGCTTAATAAGAGAAGCGCCTAGCAAACTCTTACCGCTCCCTTCCAAACCAGTTAGTTCAGTGATTCTGCCCACAGCAATACCACCATTTGGTCTATTTGAAATAGCCAAATCTAAAATAGTATTTCCAGTGGAAATGAAATCATCCAAATCCATTGGGGTTTCTTCCGACCCGTCTAGAAAAAATGCAATCTTATCTCCCTTAGACTTAAATAAAGTATTTAAACTAGCAGCAATAGTTTCTGCTAGTTCATCTCTATCGGGAGTAGTTACATTTTTCTTTTTTGTTTCTTTTACCATAACTTAGCCTCTTAGTGGAAATAATGGATTACAGGAATATTTCATCCTGTAATCCATTAGTTTTAAATTAATTAATCAAACAGTTCGTCAAATTGGTCCATGACCTCTGACTTATTAGGCTTCTTTGTTGTAGCGGTTGCACTAGGAGTATCTTCATCCTCCGAAGCAGATGCACTAGCCTTTGGCGATGCAGACGTTGCATCAGGATCCAAATACTTCTCTAGTGCGAGCTTAAGCTCTGCATACGTGGGTTCCGTGTAAATTTCATTTACGTTTGGCTGTTCGCTAAGGAACTTCTTAGCCAATGCCACATCCGTAGATAGCGGAGTCTGTGAAGGCTTATACATAACCGTAGTCTTTGCAAAGCTAGTATCAGACTTCTCTTGTGGAACGTAGGTGACCACTAGGTCACGACCGTTCTTGATATCCGTGATATCACCAATTTCCTCATCGCTGATGAACTCAAGGAGTTGCTTGAATACGGTCTTTCCAAACGACCAGAATCGAACTCCCTTATCTTCCTCACCCCGAACGATTACAGGAACGAGAGTGCGGGGCTTGGGGCGGAAGGGACGTGCCTGTGCGTAATCTTCCTTAGTACCACCCGACGCAATTTCATCTGCAAACTCTGCAATGGGATCACGGTTTCCATTTGAAATGGGAGATAGATAGGTCTTGTTTCCTAGATAGTGAAAATAGAGTTCGATGAATGGATTTGATGGGTTATCCTTAAGTGGCACGATGCGAACCGTAGTCTTGCCCTCAGTGGGCTTCCAGAACGATTCAGTATTGGTTCCCGTCTTATTCATCTTATTAAGTTTAGCCTTTAGTGCATTCATATCCAACGCCATAATTATTCTCCTTAGAAATTTTAATAAAGTTAAAAATGTTAAAGTTTTAGTTTGCGCTAGCCGTGCTAACGTCTTTTAAGTATAACCTAATCACAGTTTGATGTCAAGTGTCAATCTTCGATTTTTATAATTTTATGTAGTTTAGTTCTAACTAACTTAATGCTTCCATATGCGGTGACTAAAATGGTATTTTTTAATTCAGACCAATCAATTTTATATGATGTATCCAAATATCCAATTTTACCAATTATAAGCTTATTTATGGCATTTATTGTATAAATTGTATTTGTATGTTTTTTTCTATGAACGGAAATTGTAGAATCTGGAATGTTCCCTCTGGGGGTTACGGAAGCATCTATATTATATGTTAATATTAATTGATTCGCATCCTCTACATTTTCTAAAACGTATATAGAATTAAATACTAAATTGTATGCAGACTTAATATGATTTATTGTGGAATCCAATTGATCGGCGTCACAAAAGGTGCATAGTAACTGTGATTGGTTCATATCTAATACCAAGTAAAAAGTTCAACCTAATGA